CGCTAGTACCACATGATTATGAATATATGGAAAAGAAATTGAAAAGACCTACACAGAGGTCATTGATGGAGAGTGTCAAACATTTATTATTTCTTGATGCTCCTTGGATTGTAAGATCTTTTCAGAAGGCGGAGTTCTACAGTAAAGTCACTGCACCACGCAACATTTCAACGTTGCCTATTGATCATAATGTAAGATTGGGCCAATTTTCGTATGCGTTTAGTGAAAATATCATGAAAGAATTGGATTGGTATGCGTTTTCTAAAACACCACAAGAATTGGAAGAACGTATATTAGAATTGGCATCGACAAGTGACTACATTGTTCCGACGGACATTAGTAGATGCGATGGGTCTCGGGGTTACATTCATTATTGTTTGGATATATCAGTAATGATGAGATCTTTTGGCAAGCAATATCACGCCGAAATCATGCGATTGTTGCGTAAAGAAGCTTACGCTAATGGAATCACTAAAAATGATTTGAAATATGAAGTGGAGTACAATACGTTGAGTGGTTCATCAAAAACATCATGGGGAAATACCTTGACTAATGCTTTTAATAATTATTTGGCATTACGGTTCGATTTTTCAGCAGATCAAGCCTGGTCAAGTTTAGGGCTCTATGGTGGTGATGATGGACTATCTACTCGTACTAGTACTACACAACTGGAAGCAACATTCGCAAGATTAGGTATGTTATTGAAGGCAGAAAGAATAGAAAAAGGCAGTCCTGTTCCATTTTTGGGACGGGTCTATTTGGACCCTTGGTCCATGCCTGATTCAGTGATTGATGTACCACGACAACTCATTCGTATTCATGCTACGGTTTCACCCGTGTTCGTTCCAGATAGTGTAGTTATTTGGAGAAAGATCGAGGGATATATGGTAAATGATGCTCATACACCTATCATCAGAAATTGGTGCTTAAAAATGCAACAACTAGTTCCAGCACCAAACTCATCACTTCTAGAGAAGTACAGGGACATCACCAAGAATGACATGAACTGGTGGTCAAGACAAGACACTAATTTCACACCATTAACTCATGTGGAATTAGCGAAAGAAGTGGTGGCGGAAATGATGCAGTTGTCGAAAGATGAATTGGAAACTTTTTGCAAGAAAATTGATGATTTAACATGCTTCAGTGACATCGCCAAGATCGCAATACAGCGAGAAGTCAAGATCGAGACACCAGCTGTTGTGGCAGGTTTAATAAAAGAAGGTGCGCCAAAGGATCATCAAGCGCAGGTCACCAAGAACGCAGCAACTGGTAGGAAAGATCCAAGAGTGGAG